TAAGCTTTACCTGGATCCAAAATTACACTGAAATAATTTGGGTCAGCATAATTATTGTTTGCACGATTTGCATATTCTTCTTCCAAAGTCAAAACAAAAGGATCAACTGTGTAATTACCAGACTCATCATAAGTTCTTCTGGCCAAAGTTTTTTCTATTTCACTGTATATTGGGTATTGAACTTCTTTAGTTTTAACACCATCAACAACACGAACAACTTCAAAGAACGCAGATTCATCAGCAGAATCTAATGTGCGTTTTGATAATCGTGTGATTAGTTTTGAACGTGTTGCACCTGGAGCTTGATAGTTAAATGAGCCTTGTGCAGGATCCAACAACGAAGAATCATCAATTTCATCATAGATTTCTTGGTCAAATTCAATACCAATTTTATATGATGGCAATACATTAATTGTAGATGTATCATAACCTAAACGATAAAATGTTTCAAGTACCAAAAACTCAGGCAATACTTTTACGAATTGACCTTTGAAGTAATATATACCTTCTTGGATACTGGCAACATATGAACGACCAACAGCATCTAGTGCTTTAGCTTGAGCAAAGATGTTTTGACCATAAATTTTTATTTCATCGGCTTCAACAAACTTCTCACCACTCAAATACTTAACGACCAAGATAGGATTTGTTGTGGTATTGTCAATTGCAATAACTTTTGCACGTACAATTTTAGTTGTGCTATAACCAATAATAGTTTTATTCAACCAGTTTTCCAACACAACATCTTCACCATTATATTGTGTATCTAATTGAATATAGTATGCTCGGTCATCAAGTGAGATTTTACCACCAGTGATTGGACTACCACTCTTAAAGATATGATTACCAAATTTTTCAATCTGGTTTGCGAGGATTGTTTGAGCTTGAGTTAATTCTCTGGCTTGAACTGCATATCCAGGTCGGAATAAGACACGCATGAAGTTCTTGTCTTCATCGAAGTCATCGAAATATGGGTCGTAGTTGAAAAGAGTTGTCATGTATTCCTCGTTAGAAACTCAATATAAATTTAATTCGGTCGGTTTGGTCAGGATCCCTAGTTAAAGGTAACTGATTGATAATCATTAATGTTTTACCGGAATACAAATGTAATTCCGGATCTGCTTTTGAAACACCAACTCGAATCGCACCACTCAAATTACCTTTGATTGTGACGTTTGGCTGAAATGTTCCCAATATATTATTTAAAAATAAGTTATTCGTAAGTTCATCAAACGAAATAACTTGCGCTGAGAATGTGGCAGTATCTAGTGAATCGCCTTGATAAACATACTCATCATTGTTGAAGTCACCAATACCTGGTGACACATTAATTTTTGTGTATACATTATATAGTAGACCAGATGCCAGCGTTGATGTATTGAAAACGTAAGGGTTCTTAACCAATGAAATTTGTCTAAATTCATTTTCTGCTGGAAAATCACCAGATTCACTGCCGTCAAAATCAATATTCAACATAACAGTGTTTGCTGTTAGTTCTTCGACTGGATCATAACCGTGGCCGTTTTGTGGAGCAAGAGAAATTGTGGCTGCAGCACCAGCACCATTACCACCAGTAATATCGGTAAATATTACATTTGCTTTTGTGTAGTTTAAACCACGACTTTGCACAATTACATTTTGAATGCGGCCATTTGATACGTTTGCTTTCAATACAGCACCAGTGCCATCACCATCAACTGAAATAATTGATTGTGTTGAACCATCGACATAATTGTTACCACTGTTGGTAACTTTTACAATATCAATACTTCGGTCCAAAGCAGCTGCCCGTACAAACTTATTGTATGTAACTGGCATCCAATCTGCTGTTAAAAATCGTTCTTTTTGTGATGTGTTCAAAGTGTACATATATTTCCACTTATAACCATCAGTAGTTTGGAAGTAAGGTTCTTCTAATGAAGTTGAAGATAAAAATAGTTGTGGTTCATCAGTAGAGTTTGCATTACTGTTGTTATCTAAACACTTGAAGATTTGGTCTTTACTGTTCAATACGTAAAAGTTTGCATTACCAGAATCATAAGCATAGTATATGGTATTTAATGTCCAGTTTCTTCTTGGAACAACATAAGATATATCATTTAACGACATTCTTTTTGCAACAATAGCATTGTCCCAACATTGCACGAAAGAAGGAATAGTTTCTGTTGGTGTTGGAACAACCTCAGTTCCTGCGTTCCAAGGAATTTGTTTACCCAACATTGCAAAAACATAACTCTTTCTGATTTGAGGTAAATAATCATTCGCACCAATATCAAATAGATAGGTGAAATCCTGAGCTAACTCGGTTGAGAAGTTTTTAGTAATTATTGAAGACATGTCTTTATTTATTCAAGTTTTTGGTGAGATGTTGTCACATAGGTAGAATTTGTTGTAAATTTGGTACTTACCAAAATTGTATTTGCGTTGACAAATGTGACTTGTTTTGTGTCATTGAACAAGATACTAATTGTTGCATTATTATTTGATATGCCAAAATTAGTATATGTATAAATTGTATTTGCGTTTATGACTTCAGTTACAGTTGATGTGTTTCCGGTTGATAGTTTAATAACATCATTGGCCTGAACATCGTTAATGAAGTTCGTGGAAGTACCAACAACAACATTGGAAGATACACCTACATTTACAGTACCACTAATTCTACGTTCAACATTTCTCAGTGTCACATAATCACCAACAGAAATGACAGATGCCAGATTAGGTGAAGCGCCCGTTGCAACCATATTGTTTGAACCATTGGATACATTGAATGTATTCGATAAAGTTTGCACAGAAATTATTTTGATTGTGCTGTTTGGTCTGGCAGCATTTTTTGGATTGGCACTAACTCTAGTAACAAATGTTTTTGTTCCAACAGGGTGAACAACATCATTCAAGGCTTTCTTAAATTTAACATAATCATTTTCGGTATTGATTACATAAGAGAAATTGTGATATTTCTTAGAATCTTGTAATTTCTTATCAGCACTCAGTTGACCATCTTCATTCAAATAAATACCAGGATAACGAATCAAACCATTTTCAAACCCAGCTGTTGCCTTTGCTTTGCCGTCACCATAGTAAGATACATTTACAACATTCGCAGAAACTGTATTATCATCAGATATAATTTGTGATGCAACATTGAGAGAACCACGGTAATTATAAATTCTCATGTGGTTGTTTGATGTGACGTATCTATCAACAAAAGCTGTCCAAGTTGTATTTGTGTTTGATGCACCTTGATAGATTTTTGTATTTGCAACAAAAATTTGGCCTTGTGTTACATTCGAAACAACTAAGTCTGCATTACGTAATGAAATTTGTGGTGCAGAGATGTAATCATAGCCATAACTTACAACACGTAATGTTGAAATAGATCCAATTCTAGTTGTTGACAATTCGAGTTCTTCACCATCACCAAGAATTTCTTTGGCAATTAATGTTGCACCTGTACCAAATGCAGTGTTAACAGTTATTGTTGGTAAATGTTCTGCATCATAACCTTCACCACCACGAATATACTCTGGTGCATAACTAATTGTTAAGTTAGCTCTAAATCCAGAACCAGAACCAGTGTTTGATGTAAATGGATTTAATGTTGTAGTTGGACTTGTGATGTATTTGCCAGAATTTGAAACATTAACTGAAGTAACATTACCACTACCATTAACAGCCAAAACAGTTAGCACCGCAGAAGTTCCAGTTCCACCCGTAGCAGTAAATGTGTTACCTACACCATAACCAGTGCCACCTGTGGAAATTGTTACACCAGTTAAAGCACCAATACTTCTTTCGTTGAATTCTACTGATTTAACACCATTGTTTGCGGTGTGAACTTCGATAATTTGTGCGTTTGCACCAAGTCCACGGCCACCAGTCGATGAGAATATTAAATATTCACCTACGTTATAATTTTGGCCACCATTTAAAATTTCAATACGACCTAAAGAACCTAACGCATCAAGATTTTTTCTCAATAGTTTATAAACCATCAAGTTATCAATGTTGTTTTCAAATGGAACATCTAACGTAATTGTTTCGGATGTTACTGCAGTAACTGTTCGTATTTCTTCAAAACGATTCTTTAAAAACAATTTGACTCTTTCACCAACTTCAAAAGTGTCTGTTAAATCTTGTGAAGAATCTCTAAGTATGCGACTGCCTTGAACGGCAGTACATGATGTGATAACCAATAAATCATCAACGTCTTCCAAATACATACTGGAAATATCAACTTCAGGTTTTTGTCTGTAACCACCGCCAGATGACAGAATGTCAACATAAGCAATACTATACAAACCTAAATCTTGATATGTTGTAACTTGGCCAATTGTTTTTGTATTAGATGTATTATCCCATTGATTAATTGACTGTGAATAAACAGTTTCAATTGTAACATCAGAAACATTAACATTTCGTGTATAATTTTCATCAAGTAACGAAATGAATGCCTTGGCTTCTGAACCCAAAAGTCCACCGGCAAAACCACCTTTGAAGTCAATAATCGTTGAGTTTGGTGCAACCGAATCATATCTAAAACCAAAACCACCATTTCTAGTAATAATGTTTTTAACAGAACCTTTTAGAACAGTACCAACTGTAGCTAAGGCACCAACCGGATTGGCAGATTGTGGATTTAAACCACCAATAATTGTAACAGGATCACCATCGTAACCTAAATCTGGATCATATCCATTGTAATACAATCCACGATTTATTGGATCAATTTTAATTTCTGATAGAGAACCAATCAAAGTTGCTGTAACTTCAATTTGTGTATTCCCAGTAACGTGTGTTCTAATCGTTTCACCAGTAGTGAATAATTTTGTGATGTTGGAGATATATAACTCAACATATTCAATGCCCAACTGTCGGTCAACAGATTTTATTGCCTTCTCAACGATTGCAGATGCTTTAGATGTTTGACCTATAATTTTTGTTTTTTCAATTTCTAAAATATTTACATCATTGTCGGTTACACGCAAGGCTAATGGAAGAACCCATTTACCATCAGATGTACGCAACACCTGTTCTTTTGGATAACTGATTGTTATTTCTTCATTGTATAATACACGAAAAAGAAACTTAACAGACTCTGGTGTACCTTTTGAACGATAAAATTCACCAACGATCTTTAAAAACTTAGCCTTGTCGAGCAACAGTTCTTTTGGAAAGAATGGTGCAATCTCTTTTCTAATTTGTTCAATATAAACATTGTCAGCCAAGTCAACATCTTTGGCATCATCCAATTTTTTGGACTCCAAAACAATGTTTCCGTTCTTTTCCAACCACTCATAGTATCGTTTAATAAATGTTGCAAAAAGTTGGTGTTCTTCCCTAATAAATTCGGGAAGTTGACTTTCTACTATACTTGATAGAATTACGTCTGACATTATTTTATTGGTACTATGTTGATAACAATTGTAGTAGAATCATTAACATCAAACGTTAATAATTTATTTTTCTCTGAGTGAATAACTGATTTAGATGGACGAATGTGTACAGACAACTCATCAAAATCGTTGGCTACAGATAGAGGATTAAAATTGTTAATGTAAATTTTACCTTTGGTGTAATCAATCTGACCCATCACACCATTGTTGTTTTGGTAATTAAGAATTGATTTAACACTCTGATTCGATGTTTCATCTGGTCTGAAGTAAGCAATGCGTAATTGGCCATATCTATTCTCAAGCACAGCAGATCCAGTGGCTAATGTTCCGCCACCTCCAGTAATTACAATTGCAGCAGTCGTATAACCAACACCTGGATTTGTAACTGTAATATATGACAAACGACCATTGATAATTGTGGCTTCTGCCTTGGCGCCTTGGCCGTCACCTAGAATCGCAATCGTTGGTGTTGATGAGTAATTAATACCTGGATTCGTAACAGTAATTGATTCAACACCAGTAAATGATGATGGAACTTCTTCAATAAACGCTGACCTTGTAATTCCGTTTTCATCCAATACTGTGAAGTTTGGACTTGTATAGAAGTTATCGTTTGTTGTACCACGTTGCAGTTCAACACCAAAATCTAAAATATAATTTGATGTTGTTATAAGGTCTGGTCTAAATTTCTTGGCAATAAAAACTTCCAACTCGTTTGAAATGACAGAAATGTCACAAGAGTCAATTGCCGTTTTTAAAGCAGAAGACCTAAAGTATGCATTAAAGGAGTTTAGATTAGTATTACAAAAATCTAAAATCGATGTTCTAACCTTAGTTCTTAATGTATTCAAATCCAAAATTGTTTTAGTTGGGTCATAATATACTGTAGAAATCATTTTTAAGTAATTATAGTCAACGTCAACAATTTGTGGTGTAACAGTCATCACACTAATTGGTTTTAGAACATTCTGTAAGAAGAAATCTTTTTCGGTATCTGTAATCTCAAAGCCATCTTTAGGTTTGGCCGAGATAAAGACTTTACCATAAACAGGTGGATCATTTTCTTCTCCACCCCAAACATTAACTGCTTCAAACTGTGGATATTTTTGTTGAATTAATTTGATATAATCGTTTTTAGTGACAGCACGATTTTGCGAAATGTATTGTAGTGGTGCAGCAAATCTAATCTCATCAACAGTCTCACGTGTTCGACCACCAGCGGCAACAGTAACAGTATTGATTGTAAATCCTGTTAAATAATTAATTGATGCGGAACCAGTAAAGTTTGCAGCCTTGTTTGCATCTTCACCATTACTTATTAGATAACTGATTGTTAAAACCGCACCATCTGGTAATTTTTTACCAACAATGTTATCACCAAAATAGATTTGGTACTTGCCGCTTTGTCCTTCTTGTAGGAAATACGTTTTAGAATCCGAAGTCAATGAAATTGAATCATCTACAGGATTATAAACGACAGTTTCCGTGTTTGAAGAACTTTGTTGAACTGTAACACGCAATGTTGTTGTATCAACTTTAGCATCAGGTATTTCATAAATTTGTTTAGGATTACTAATTTCCGAATGATTGTATGAATATGAAAGTAATTTACCTTCAAAGATTTCAATATCGTTATAGACAAAGTTTGTTCCAGTTTTTGAAACGGTATAGTCTTGCAAAGTAATGAAAGTATAAATTTTACCTTCAACCGGACCACTAATAAATGTATATCCACGTGGTATAGTCAAGTAATCTTCTGCAGAAGTACTGCCATTAATCGATACATCAATAACAGCCTTAGATGCTCTGTTTGAACGTGGTGTATAACCAAGTTTTTTGGCATGAGACACAACTGAGTTTCTTAACAATGCGGTATCTAAGAAACCCTCATTTGCAACCATATTGAGATAGTATGCATTATAGTGCGTGTTATATGCCAAAATGTCCAAAAGAACACTTAAGCCAGCACCCTCAAAATCATAATCGGAAAACTCCGTTTGTTGTTTGAGGAATGTTTTTAAATTGGTCTTGATTGTATCAAAATCAAGTTCGGTTACTCTTAAACGATTTGCCATTTATCGTACTCGTTCTAGGAAAAAATTAATTGTTACGGGGTCTGTCATATTCATAATGTAAAATTCCATACGAACACTGAAACCATTATTGTCAACATCAGGTAAGATATCTAAAGTTTTAATCTGTGCTCTTGGTTCGTAATTCTCAACAACCTGTCTAATCTCTCTTTCCATCGATATTGCGGTAATCTTATCGAGGTTTTCAAAAAGCAAGCGCCTTACGTTAGAACCTAAATCAGGTTGAAACGGTCTTTCGTAATGATTGGTCATCATCAAATTCTTAATTGAATTGATAACTGCCATTTCGTCCTTGTGTTTATTGATATCTTTCCTTACTGGATGTATCAAAAAGTTAAGGTCCAAATCTTTATATTGTCTGGATGAAGATGAAATTACTGTGGCCATATCTTATTTATCTATGTTACCCAACGTTATTTTTGTGTTTGTCATAATTATTCTTAACCAGTGCTTTTTAAATTAGAAGGTACTGCTAGGTAAAGATTTGCCGCACCCAACAGGTCATATGGATCGGTTACGCCGCCAGTAGTTGTAGGAATCTGATTTACTCCAGCGTTCTCTGTGATATAAGTTAATGCAGCTGCTTGATTCATTGTGGGAGTTATTTCTAATGCACATGCCAATACACCACACACCTGTGGTGACGCCATGCTAGTGCCACTAAGTTTGGCAACATAATAGTTGGAATTTCTCGCATCAACCACAGGAGTAGGTAAAATTCCTTGATCTGTAATGATGTTTGTAAGCCAAGCACTGGTAATAATTGTGCCAGGAGCAAACAAATTCACCCGAGGCCCACGATTGCTATAATCAAGTTTTCTGTCAGGACCTGGACTATTGATTGACGATGATATCGCTCCTACACATATGACATTTGACGCAGAACCTGGTGATGAACCACGATTATAGTATATGGGATTGCCTGAATTGGATCCTGTTGCTGTCACAGTATTGTTGTAGTCAACATCGCTAGTATTTGTTGTTATTTTATAATATTGATTTCCAGCGGAAGCAACCATGATAATACCCGCATCAATGCAGGCCTGTATGTCAGCATCCATTGTGTCATTCCTCAATGGAATCCTAGCAATGTTGGAGGAGTCAACGTTAATGCCATAAGATGCCAATTGATTAATAGTAAATGGACCTGCAACAGTTGATCCTCGATATGTCACGGATGTGATATTAGTATAAGTTATTGTGTATCGTGAATCCCAACTGTTATTTACAATTGTTGGTGTCATATTACCTGCCGCACGTTTTTGATTGTGCCAATACAAAATGTATTTGTACAAGTATGTATATTGAACACCGCCTGTCACATACTGCGGACTTATGTTGTAAATATTAGCATTACGAGCCCATCCTTGTGTATTACCTGCTACAGTACCTGCCACATGAACAGCATGTCTACTGTCATCAGAAGAAGAACTTGCATTGCTTGTTATAGGAGGACTGTATGTCTGTCCATACCTGGTATCACCAGGTATGTTCAAAGAATACCAATTAAAATATTTTACTCTGCTACCGCCCGTGCCGTCTGGATTCACAGCAAATTCAGGATGATTCGAATCTATAACACCATCCACAATAACTACATCAACTCCTCTTCCGCCGGCTTTTAGTGAAACTGTACCAGACCTGTTACCTGTGGCACCGGTGCCACTTGATCCCCAAGTAATATCAGGATTAGATCCATACCAAGACCTATACAATCCCCAATTGCGATCCATGACTCCACCCACAGAGTTGGATTGAATTGTGGTTAAAGTATTTGCCTTGCTCCAAAAATCTGAATATTGAGAAACTAGAGGATCCGTAACCGATTCATTGGCCAAGCTATTTTTGTATTTGTCTGTACCAATCAGATTGTTTATTAAGTATTTTTGTGTATTACCGACTCTACCTAGTGAGTTGAGTTTGTTATAATCATCCAAAATATTCAATGAATTTCTGTAAAAGTTCCAATCATGCAATCTTCTGGTAGACAATAACGTGTTGGCAGATTCAACATTTGCAGTTAAAGATGTTATAAGTGATAATGATAGGTTTGATAAAGTCGATGTTACTGGCGTTTCACCACCTGTTGTTTCTGTGCGAATGCTGTTTTTCACCAAAACTATGTTACTAATAATGTTGTTGGCATTGGATGTAATCTCATCTGAAATAAACAAACTAGTAAAATTACCCAACAAAGGAACTGTATTGGCAACACCATCGGTTGCACTAGTCAACATTAAAATCTGTTCACCTGCACTAACTGCCTTATTGTAATCTGGAAAATGAGTGACTACAATAGAACCTTCTGAAATATTAGCTTTTGATTCCGTAACACCAGAGATGTTTGATGTGTGACTCAAATAGTTACGAATCTCAATTATCAAATTCGATACACTAGTTTTTAATTCAGTTCCAGAACCGTTATCAAATGTATCGATTGTCTGTAAAACACTGTTTAACTCAGCAACGTTATCACTCAATCTTGAGGTAACAGTAATCATTGGATTTTTAAAATAATTTGTTTTGACAATACCGCCTGTGGCCAAATCATTCTTTTGCCAATCTTCAAGTTTAACTGGTGCGGCGTTTAGATAACTCTTTGTACTGTCTGAAAGATTAATTGAATCTCCAAACTTGCTTGTATCAAAACTAAAATTTAATCTTTCATATACGCTTGCCATAATACCTCATTACATTAGTGCAAAGGGTGTACCGGTTGGTCCCTTTGATGTTGGATGTATGTGTGAATTAAACACCATTCGCATCATTTCCATTGTGCCACGAACATCTTTAACAATAACACCATTAATTAGCGGTGAATTAACTGAGACACCAGCATTAACAGCGGTTGTCACATTAACTTGTAACGGCACAGCAACATCAAGTCCAACCGCAACACCACCAAGTAATGTTACGAATCCTAAAGGACCAGCAAACACACCTGTTCCAGCATTAACTTTATTTTCTGAAGTAATCATATTCGCCGCCAAACTACCAGATACAACCAAATCTGCATCCAAATACAAATGGTCGCCAGCTGCTAATTTCATTCGACCCGTGATTGGGTTTCCACAACCAACAGTCATATCACCATTAGATAATATTGAAGATGTGTCAGCAACAGTTTGTGACAATTTACCACCAACTTCTAGGTAATAGTCACCATCAATTTTTTCATATTTGTCACCCTTAACGTGTACAACTGAATTGCCTTCTATAGTAATATTACATACACCAGAAATAATAACATTGTTATCTTTGGCAACAATCTCATAATTATCACCGACAATCTTGTTGATTCTCGTTCCATCAGATTGAATTTCAAAGAAAGTACCATCACCATCAGTTTGTGCGCCGCCGTGTTGGAGGCGTATCCTCTCACGTCCCGGAGTATCATCCAATTCAAAACTGTGTCCAGATTCGGTTATGGTTGCGTGGTTGTATGGATACTTCGGCAACGTTTCATCGTTTGCCTGCGACTCGGGTTCTGTCCACGAATAATCATCAGATGGTTTTGTTGCCATGTTAATTCGTTGTAAATTTAGTTATATCAGTTGTCGTTGATGTTGGGTTCACACTGGATAGGTATGTATTCAACGTTTCTCCAGCAGCTGCAATATCAGTTGAACTACCTGGAGTAGTCAATGCTTGGATTACAGCAACGGGTGCTGCAACAACTTTTAAACCAGCGGTGTAAATTTCTCCTGCTGATTTTTGAATATCATTGAATACTGCAATGGCCTCAGTAAAATCTGTTTTGCCAGATGAAGCAAACAATACCGATAATCCAGAAGTTAGTGATGCTACCAATTCTGATAAACATTGTTTCAATAAGGCATATAGTTTAGAAGGCAGCCCATTAATATAGTCGATCATTGCTCGAACTTTTTTAGCAAAATCAACAACAACTGTTGCAAGGTCTGCTATTTCTGAAATTGATTTTGCTATGTTACTCAATTCACGAGCTAATTTTTTTGCTTGTTCAATCATATAACCAGTAATACCACTACTTAATCCTAAAGCTTTCAATATAGCTTTAATGCCTGCTCGAATTCCTTCCATTAATTGTGAAAATTGAATTCTGAGTAGAGCTGCGTTACGTTTCATTAGTCCAGCAATATCACAAACGTGTTTTCTATTTTGATTTGCTTTATGTATTGTTGTTTGTTGTAATAACTTTACATCTTCCATAACAACAAGTGGCAAAGATGGCACACCAATTTGTTCATACACAATACCTTTTGCAGGTTTTGGTGCTGTAACAATCATTTCTGGTATTCGTGGGTCATTAAAACCAAGTTCATTATTTTGTTCTTCTAATCTAATTCCATGTATGACTCCAGTAATAACTGGAAAATCAGGATTACCATGCATAAAATAACCATCAACTGTATCACCCTCTTTTGGCATCATCAAAGATAACATCGAAGACGGCGGACAAGAAATTGATGCCCAAGGTAAAGCTTCAGTTGGAACTTGCGCTTTACTAATTGGATGTACACCAATAATACGAACCCTACAACGTAATTTTAACGGATCGTTTCTATCCTCAACAATCCCAACCCAATTGCGATAGTAATCATTACTCATTATAATTTGCTGCTCTTTCTTGGTCAACAGTACTTGTAAAAACTGTATTATTTTTATTTCTATAATTAGATGAATCTGTTACAGCTTCAATTACGACCTCATGCATGTTTGGTCTTATTATGTGTCGTGTGGCCACAATTAAATATTTGCCGTATAATGAAGAATCAAATGGATTTTCACCATCCACCAAAACACTTCTTTTTGGTACATCTAAATCTATGCAAAAACCGGAAGACAATTTAAAATTTCCAGGTAAAACTAATTTAACACGTTTTGAGAATAGGTTTTGAAAAATAGCTTCACGTTGAAATTTATAATTTTCTGTGTCTTCATCCAATGACACAGACGTTGGATTGTTTTCTTTGATGAACGCACTATTTTTTCTATTACCAAAAAATGGATAAGTCACAATTCTGGAATCATACATCTGTGTTTGAAATAAACCACCTCTATTTTTTATTAAAGAAACGTTTGGATTTCTATTTGCATGTTCACCACTATCATACATCTCTTTAAAAGTATGTTGTTGCTCTTGTATCGTTTTTGTTAAAGGATCAAACGCTATAAGTTTGCCGGCATAAACGCCAGATTTGGTGTTACGAACAAAATCATTTTGTGTAACAACTTCAAAACTTCTAGCACCAGTAAATTCTTCACCTAGATTATCCGAAATATTTTTTGCACTAAAATTTACTCTAGTTAAACTCGGGAAAGAAAATAGTGTACTCAAATTGGTAAAATTAAAACCCATTCTGTTTTCGAAAAATATGAATCCAGGTGATTGATTTTCGTCTACAGCTCTAGTTGCAAGCCATTGTAAAGCAACTAAAGGTTCTAAAGATGGAACAAGAATATTCCGAACACCAAAAGAAGATGAATATATTCCAAATTTTTTGATACCCAAATAATCACTCATTATTTTAACGGCAGCATCAGAATAGGACAAATTATAATAGTGTTGGACTTTTTGTTGTAATGAAAAAATATACTCATCAGAAACAAAATGCAAAACATAGACTTCACTGGATTGATTTACTGGAACTCGATTTGATTGTTTATAGATTCGAAATGATTTCTTTATCATCAACTCATCTTCGTCTTTACCAATTTTAACCATCAAAACTTCGGAACCATCAAATACCAATTGTTCAGATAAACCTATAGCATCACGTATTAATATATTACCACTCATGGTTTGATTGAACAATGAATCAAATATATTCAACTCTTCAAATTTATCTTTGATATCAATATAACCAGATTTCGTCACCAACACCATTTCGGTGATTGTATACTGTGTTGTTTCTTGTATGTTTAATTCCGACATTATGCAATAACGTTTCTGAATTCTTGTTCAATTGTTTTTACAAATTCTGGACGAAGAATGTCTATCGTTCTTTTTTCTTCATTTGCTTCCAATTCATATTCATAATAAGACATAGAAGATTTTGTTGTTGTTATTGTAACATTCGTGGAATTATAAAGTGTGTACACAACTGTTGATGTTGTATTTGTATTTGCAAATGTTGCAGCATCAATAATAATAGTTTCAGTTGTCTCATCACCCGATGGTAGAGTTCGTTTCTCATTTATATAATAAGAATGTATGTTAGATTTGGACCAAGACAATCCTGTTCCCGTGTTTGCAGTATTTGCGTATGTGACACCACGATATTTAATATCAATATATTTTGTTAAGTCATTATAACGCAAAGGCCAATCAAACTGTGGATTCTTAATGTTATTTACCGAAAGAATGATCCAATGTTTCTCTGGTGATCCATACAATTTATCTGCAATTATTTCTGGAGTTTCACCATCAGAAATATCATATTTGTAATACATCACCAATTTATCTTTTGATGTTGTATTGAATGAGAACCGAGACATTATATTTGTAACAACATCTAGAGATGAGTTATCATCCGACAAATAGTATGCCGTTTGAGGAAAGTAATTAAAATATTTTGCCATGTTAAAAATTTATCCATTGGTCTGATTGATTTTCAGAATCAGCAATACTAGAACCAACTCTGCGTGATTGTAAATCATACTTAGTAATGATTTGAGTTTCTTTAAACACTAGTCCTAATCTAATGCCTACTGGCATACCAGTTGAACCCCATTTTGGAACATTTTTATCTTCAAGAACTTCATATGCCGCAAAACCATTTGGTGCATAATCAACATCAACTGTTTGTAAAACGCAAGTTGAAATTGATGGTATGTTTTCATTTTCCGTTCCATTATAATAGAACTTAATATCAAATTCTGAAGGTGGCACCAAGAAATAACCACCTAAACCACCAGCTGAATTATTACCTAATACTTCTGGTGCTTGGTGAAATCTAATTCGTTGAATGATGTTTTGCACTTCTTTTGCTTCAATACTACTTCTCGGATAAAACATAAAATCAAAACGAAAGCTTCTAAACTCAGGTGCGGAATATATAACTTCCATCATAGGATTAACAGTCGTTCCAGTAAATCCAGCAAAAACGGCACGACCAGCTTGGCCAGTTCGATTGGCCAATGCATTCAAAACAAAAGGTGTTGCATTTTTAAGTGCATAGTTTGCTTTGTCGATATTACTCATGTCACTATTAAGAATGTTTTGTACTCCAGAAAAACCAGCACCAAGAGTTGCAGCTAAACCACCACCGAGTTCAAGTCCAGCATAATTTTGAGACTGTGTGAATGCCAATGTATCAGGCATATACAAAGCAATAGTATCAGTTGTACGTTTCGTTGTTCTAACACCAGTTTTGGCATATGTTGAAGAATTTTCAGCAACATATTCTTGTACACCAGAGAAACTTTTATTAAATGTGTCCATAGTTGATTGCAACAATCTTTGCAATTCTGGACTGCCAGCCGACAAATTAAATTTTTTCTGTATGTTAGCGGAAACAACCGTAAGGTCTAATTGTGAAGCAGCAGTAATAGCACCTTGCGTTACCGAAACGAAATCTGCCGCACCACCATTAAAACGATTCAGACCAAGTCTATTCTTTACAGCCGTAGTTTCATCATCGGTTGTTGATCCTGGAAATTGAGTGCGTTTTTGTTCATTGATGTGGAAGACCATATAATGACCTTTATCCACTTC